AAAAGTGTGGGTTTACGCTTCATCATTAGGTAAGCATTCTTACCTGCTACTACTTTACCACCCACAATAAGGGGGCATGGCGTCCCTGACTCAAACATACTCATCCAGTTCTTGTCACTTTGGCACATCCTAGTTATAGCCGCTATCTTCATATTAAGCGTAAATAACATTTGCGCATCTTTACGTCTGTTGCACTCCTCGTCTTCTACATATTTACCAGAGCTTATGCCTATCTGTAAGGTAGATACACCGCCGCTAGTAGACTTCAAACAACTATCGTTACCACCTGACATCAGGCTTGGCGCTACTGCACTGGCTACAGGTATCTCGCTAGCACTGCCCGCACCGTTGTATTGATTAGTATTAGTAGTAGTCTCATTGTTGCTGTCTACTGTAGCGCCCTGCTGGTTGGTGTTTAAATCACCCGACTGCGTAGAGCTATTACCACTGTCTGTTTGGCTATGAGATAAACTGGGCCAAAGTAAAAGCAGCCCCAACAGTGATAGTAATAATAATCCCGTACAACCCCCAGATAGATTTTTGCAAGAAGTCGAACTTTTCTTTTCCATCATCTAAACGTTCCTTGATGTTGTCTAATCTAATAGCGCACTCAGCTTCGTGCTTCTCTAGCTTAGCTAGTAGTTCTTTAATAGTCATTTATCTAAAACCGCCTTTCTATAATTACACTCTTGGCCTGTTACATTATACTGCTCAAGTGTTGGTGTCGTTAAAGAGTATCTAGTGTGCATTTCAGCTTGATAATTTTCCATTGGCGAGCCAACCAAACCAGATGAGACTTGCTCATCTAAATCTTGAGTTCTGAAAAACTCTATAGCCGCCTGTGTGTAAGCATCGCTATAAACGTAAGCCTTGCTACCGTTAGCATCTTTGCCATATATAGCAAAATCCCAAGTCAATGTCTTATCTTTTACTCTACCTATAGACATAGCCACTAAATAGCCGTCATCTAAAACGGACATAATGTAATTGGCATTAGCTATAGAGCGCCTAGCAAAGCTATCATTTGTTGATTCTGTGCTATTAGTAAAAGCCTGTAACATATACGGTTGTGAATCCGCTATTAACCTTGCGACCTCTTCTTCTGTATTATCTCTATTAAGATGATAAGTAAACGCCATTAATAACCCCTTAACTCAACAGTCACTAAATCATCTTCAGCCCAGTTAAGAGAGTCAGTTGATGTGCTTCTTAACGCATCAAATCCAATATTACTGTCCGCACCACTTACATTTGTTGTCCCACCGTTTGACCTAGTTACTGGACCATGACCAGAGTCAATAATAAAGGCATCGGACTGAACAACATCTATTGCGCTTTGTGTGTGATTAATTAGTTTCATTGAATTAAAATAATTTGTTTTAATTTCAGCCTCATTAGTATAAGCAGTGGCAACATGACCAACAAAAAAGAAGTTAACTTCAAGATTATGAGTTACACCGCTTGGAAATCCAGCAAGCCTATGGTCAAAAATAGCTGAACCATTTGCCAAGTATTGCTGAGTAACATTAACTAAAGAACCGTTAGCTGTTTTAAATGCACTTGATATAGTATCTATATCATCATCAGTCCCATACAAACTTCGTAAATCAAATCCCACAGATTGCGAATACGAGAAAGCACCGTAGTCACAAGTGAAGCTAACCCTGCTAATTAACCCTGAATCTGCAACAGCACCAGAACTCATATCACACCAGAACCAAATATAATGATTTGATTGTCAGCAGTAACCGTTAGCTCGGCAACACCGCCCTCTGATAAGGTAACTGTATTGGCTAAACTTGCAACCGTAGAGCCGTTTAGCTTTTTGAATTGACTTGCGCTTACTCTGTCAAAGGTTAGCGTATCTGTTCCTGCATTTACAACAACCCAAGTATCACCTAAATTACTTGATGCTGTGACATTAGGAAATTTCAAAGTAACAGCGCCACCAGTATGCACATACTTCTTGCTAATATTAGAAGTCATATCGTCAATGGCCGCAGAGCCTACTACAGTAGTTGGTGCAACAAATCCGATGTCAGAAGTAAGAGCTAGTGTTCCTGCTGATGTAGGGAGGGTGACGGTAACGTCTGCTGTTGAAGCTGGCCCTTGTAATGTAACAGAATTTGTGCCGTTATCAGTCCCCTCTTTAAATAAAATCTTACCACCAACACTAGCGCTGGTCGCCGCCATTGTAAGACCCGTTAATGAACCAACGCTTGTAATAGCTGTTTGCGCGGCCTGTGTAACAGTTAAAGCAGTTCCTGATACATTACCTGTTACATTACCTGTTACATCACCTGTTAATGTTCCGTGAATGGGCTTGCCAAACTCTATTTTTTCCCCACCGCTATTAGCAGTGTTGAACGTCATATATGCAGTGTTAGCCTCTTCAATAACTAATGCTGTAGCAGAGTTGTCAATTACTTTGATTGAGCTTGCCGCGCCAAATGTTAAAGCCCCGTCACCGCCAGCGGATAGAGTAAGGTCGCCTGAGATGTCAGCTGCGCCGTCGATATCTAGGCTGTCGCCTTTGATCTCACCTGTTACGTCTATAGGCTTATTAAAAGTTACTAAATCAGGAGTTAAAGACTGTATTGTTGCACTAGGTGCACCAGCTTTAGAAACTTGTATATCTAACTTAGCAGCATATGCACCATCAGAAGCACCAGAGTTTCCTACAGTGCCACCTGAATCTGTAAGTGTTGTTAAGAATCTTGAGTAATAAACATAGCCAGATAAAGTTCCATCACTGTTTACAGCTTTTCCTTCAGCAACTAAACTACCAACTACATCGCCATCAGCAGGAGTACCAGACGTTCTTTGTAAATGTAGGTCTGGAGCACCATTAGCATCGTCAGTAGAGTTTTCAATTATAAACTGACCGCTAGTATCGGTAGATGTAAATTTAACATTAGCAGAGCCAGTGTTTATGTTATAAGCAGCACCGCCTGTATCAACATCGACAGCTCCGTTAATGTCTAATGATGTTGCTTCAAGCTCACCTGCGACTGTGACTTGGTTTTGTGCAAGCGTAATCAGGTCTTCATCATCAAATGTGCCTATTGTACCGCTGTTTGATTTGGAAGCTGTAGGCGATCCAGCAGTGCCCATGCCCTCAACAATAATACCGCCAGCACTAGGTTGTAATCTAATGTTTTGAGTGCTGTCATTAATTCTACCAAAATGTAAATTAGTAAGTGTTCCATTTGTTGCCGCACCGTCTATGCTTAAACCTATAAATGACTCGTGGCCAAAAAAACCATCGCTAGCAGCGCCATCATTAGAAAGAGATCCATCATCTGCGCCAGTTAGCTTACCCCTAAGCTGTAGCTTGCCAGAACTTATGGTCAAATTACCTAATCCAAGCTGTGATATATTAGCGTCTAAATATTCTTCGCCTGCGGTAGTACCGTGAGTAGCATTATCAGCATTATGATTATAGTTAGCTTGTATAACAAATGCGGGGTTTTGATAACCTAATCCTTCAGATTGAACGTGTTCATGTTGCTCTGAGTCAAAGATAATCCTTGAGTTATTTTGGCTTGAGCCACCTTTACTGTCTGTGCTGTCATCTGCATCATAATCACCATCGACCTTCATTCGCAAGTCGCCCTGCTTCATAATGATGCCTTTAGCGCCAAGCCCTCCTGCTACACTTGTAACTAAGGGTGGATCAATCGTGACTGTGCCAGTGATGGCTGCATTGCCGTCAATGTCTAAGCTGTCGCCTTTAACTTCGCCTGTTACGTCTATGCCTGTATCTGTAGTTTCTAGCTTGGTGTTTGCGCCTTCGTGTTGAAGCTTAACGGCTGTGCCATTAGTTTGTGCCTGAATAACCATGTCGCCAGTTTTACTTGTAATGACTGATTGGGCGTCATTAAAATGTTGTATTCTTAAATCATAATCATCAGTTGCAGGTTTTTTTATGTCTATAAAAGAACCGTCAGTACCGCCCATCTCTATGCTTGCGTATTTACTTCCACTAGTTGCATCGGTGTCTATAAATAATCTAGCACTACCTGTCGAACTATGAATAGCCCCCTCAGTATCACCTGAACCTGCGTCTACAGTAAGAGTATTTGTAGTAATCCCAGCTTGTAGTAAGCTAGGGTCTTGCAACCCTTCAGCAGTCATGCGTACTTCAAACTTGTCACCAGCAGAGAAGGTAGCTGACGTAGAAATACTACGGTCTATCGTATAAGTTTTAGTGCTTAAGGCGGTTACTTTTACTACCTCTTTTGTATTAGCATCGGCTTCTCGTTCTAAGGTAGCAAAGAAAAAATCTGTGTTGGCTACACTAGGAAAACCTGTGACGCTTTCTACAGTTACAGAAGTTGCGTCAGCTGCTATGTCAGCCGATAGAGTAGTGCTCGAGTTATTAGTAAATTTTACAGGCATCTAAGACCCCAAAGTTTTTGCGTTTAGCGTAAAAACATTAACGCCATTAGTAACGTCTGTAGGCGTTGATGAAACTATAAGTGACACTACAGCTCTTGCGTACGGATATGCTACTGTGCTTCTTGCGTACGGATACGCTGCAGTAGCCCTTGAATATGGATAGGCCACGGTAGCCCTTGCGTCTGGATGCGCTACTACTGCTCGAGCTGCCGCTATTCCAATAGTTACAGGCATCAGCCGTCAAACTCATCTCGTACATTAAATTTAAGCAGGTCATGTATTGTCATAACCGTGCCGTCGTCGTAAGTAACTTCTATCTCACCTTCGTAAGTGCCAGCAGTAGCAAACGTACTAGTAGCGGGAGTGAACGTTACTGTGCCGTCAGATGACGGACTGCCGCCTGTTAAGGTAGCTGACAAAGTAGTGCTGCCCGCCTTTCTTAAAAAAAGCCTGACCGTGCTGCTTGCTATACTTATAACGTCCCAAGTAGCGGGGTTCTGTGCATCTAAAGTAAACCCGGTTTCAGCTGTATTACTGTCTTTAATGGTCACAGTTATAACTGGTTTAGTATCACCTACCACATATTTAATCGTATCTGAGTATGCCATTAGCTTTCTCCAGCTAACATATTGGCGACTCGTTCACTACGTTGGCCTACTTGACGAGCGTAGTTACTATCTAGTAACTCAGCTCCGGCACGCTCAAACTCGCCCGCTTCTATGTAAGCGATTGTTTTCTTAAATTGTTGGAACTTAGATAATCCCATATTAAATACGAGGTTAATCACAGCTTCTTTGCGCTCTGCCGAAAGGTCTAAGAACCACGGGAATGCACGAGCACACTCGCCGGCGCACCGTGCTATATCGTTCTCAAGCAACACCATGGCTTCTTCTTTAGTGATTCCGACCTCCTGGATATTTCTCCCAACGCCAATAGTGAGCTTGTCCGCGCTGCAGCGATAAGGCTTCAGCTCGAGGCCCTCGTCTATAACTAATTGTTTTTTAAGCCTTTCTAAATCAATCATCTGTTTTATGACTCGCACCAAAGTAAAAACTAGAGATGCCAGAAACCAGACCACCAAGATAACCTAATACTAGGCTAAC